ATTAAGCGATTCTGAAGCAAACTTATTAATAGAACAGAAAAAGTTTAATGCTAAGAGTATAGAAAATGAATTAGATCGTTTAAAAGAATTACAATCAATTGACAAGCTCGAAGAAAAAATACAGTTAGATAGATTACAAAAAACAATTGACTTAGCTAAAAAAGGAACAAAAGAAAGAACTACTGCTATAATAAATTTCAATAAAACTAAACAAAAGTTTGAACAGCAAGAAATAACAAGAGCAAAAGAAATAGAAGCAGTTAAATCAAAACTACAAGACGAAGAGTTAGCAAAAGAAAAGCAGCAACAAGATTTATTAAATCAATTAAAAAACGATGCGCAACAACAAGAAATAGCAAAACTTATTGAGCAGTATGACGCTAAGTTTCAATTAGCTTTAGGAAACATTGAACTTGAAAAAGCACTTGAAGAGCAAAAGCAAATAGACTTAAAAGCTATTAGAGACAAATACGATGCTATCGCAAAAGAGGAGCAAGATAAAAAAGATGAAGAAAAGAAAGCTAAAAGAGATGCAGACATACAATTTACTGTTGACACTTTAACGCAAGCTGCTGATGTTATTTCTCAGTTTGCTTTAATGAATCAAGAAAAGTTTGATGCTTTAAACGCTGGTGTTATAGAACAACAAGAAGAGTTAAGTCAAAAAATATTAGATAATGAAAATTTAACTAATAAACAAAAAGAACAACAGATTGCTCAACTAAACGCAGTAAAACAAAGAGAGTTAGATGCAAACAACAAAAGAGCAGAAAAGGCTTTTAAAGTTCAACAAGCTGCAAGCATAGCTCAAGCACTTGCTACAACTTATTTAAGTGCTGTTCAGGCTTATCAATCACAGTTTGTGCCAATTGCTGACGCAACTTCACCAATTAGAGGTGGTATTGCTGCTGGTTTAGCAATTGCAGCTGGATTAGCTAACGTTGCTGCAATTAAAAAACAAAAGTTTGAAGCTGCTTCATTTGCGCCTATACAAGTACCAAGTCAAAGCGTTTCTTCTGGAGGTGCTGCAGATGGAGGCGGAGCTGGAACATCACCAAGTCAAGCACCACAATTTAACGTTGTTGGTCAGTCTGGGTTTAACCAAGTGGCTGGAGCATTAGGTCAACAAGGACCAGTACAAGCGTTTGTAGTTTCAGGAGATGTAACTACCGCACAAGAATTAGAAAACAATACAATTACACAAGCAACATTTTAAAATAAAACACAATGGACATAATAGAATTAATATTAGACGAAGATAGTGAAGGGTTAACTGGAATCGAAGCAGTTAGCATTGTCGAGCTACCAGCGATAGAATCTGACTTTGTAGCACTATCAGAACAAGAAATTAAATTGGCTAAGGTAGATGGCGAGAAGCGTTTATTGATGGGAGCTGCTTTAATACCTAACAAGCCAATCTTTAGAAAGAATGGAGATAACACTTTCTATGTTTACTTTTCTGAGAAAACAGTAAGAAGGGCAAGCGAATTGTTTTTCCAAAACAGTATGCAGAATAACGCAACTTTAGAACACGAAATGGAAATTAATAACTTGACTGTTGTTGAGTCGTGGATTGTAGAAGATACTGAAATGGATAAATCTAAAAAGTATGGTTTAAGTGTACCAAAAGGAACTTGGATGATCAGTATGAAAGTAGAAAACGAAGATGTTTGGAATGATTATATAAAAACTGGTAAAGTAAAAGGTTTTAGCATTGAAGGTTACTTTGCGGACAAAGCACAAGTAAAAGACCCAAGTTTAAAATCTGAATGGAGTAAAGAACTACAAGAGATAGAAGAAGCTGAGGCTGAATATATGCTTAGTAATATTAAGGCTTTAATTAAAAAAGACAAAAGAACTAAGTCAGGTAAAAGAACAGAGCTTGAAACATTTAACGACTATCCTGATGCGGTAAGTAATAATGCAAAGCGAGGTATAGAACTAAATAAAAAAATAAATAATAAATGCGCTACACAAGTAGGTAAGATTAGAGCACAACAATTAGCTAACAAAGAAAACATTAGTGTTGAAACCTTAAAAAGGATGCATAGTTATTTAAGCAGAGCGCAAGAGTATTATGATGAAGGAGATACAAAAGCTTGTGGAACTATTAGCTATTTATTATGGGGTGGTAAAGCTGGTTTAAGATGGTCTGAAAGTAAATTAAAGCAACTTGAAAAAAATAAGTAATAAATACTATGACTTATTGTTGGGTGATTCTTGTGAAGACTTATTTAATTATTACAAAGTAAATTTTATTCATGGTTTAACTAAAAATGATTGTAAGTGTTATAATGAAACTAATAATGATGCTTATATAGCTGGCATGAGCAATGAAACACCAAACAAGGAAGTAAGTAAAAAACCTTATGTATTTATTAATTTAAAAAGATTAAATAAAACCTTTGAAGATCACCTACTTTTTTTTCATGAGTTTATGCACTTGTCGTTTAGGTTGCATAACTGGGATATAAACAAAGAAGAACAGATTATTACATGGGCAGAATTAGAAACAATAAAAACAATTAAAAAACTAAACAAATGAAAAGTAAAAAATATAAAACACCAAGTAACTCAAGTCCAAGAAATAGTAGAAGAGGTTGTTTGTGTTCTGATAATACTTACAGCAGCAAATGTTGTGACGGAAGTTTACAAGCTCAAGGCATTGGAAACATAACTGGAACACCAGAATAAAAATAAATTTGCAAAAAAATATAACAGTTAACGTTTTCAAACGTTTATAGGTATATACTCAAATTATGAAAGCAAACGAAATACTAAACAAAATAAAAAATATTGTTGGTGAAAAAGTTGAACTTTCTGAAAACAAAATAGAAATGGCTGAAGTTACTTTAGAGAATGGAACTGTACTTGTTGCAGAATCGTTTGAAGCTGGTAATTCAATATTTATTAAAACAGAAGATGAGCAAATTGCTTTACCTGTTGGTGAATATGAATTAGAAGATGGTAAAATCTTAGTTGTTGTTGAAGAAGGTTTAATTGACAGTATTAAAGAAGCTGCTAAAGAAGAAGAAGCAGTTGAAGAAGAACTTTCTGAAGAGTCTAAAGAAGTTAAAGAAACTGAATTAGAAGAAGAAGAAAAAGAAGAAATGAACTACGTTACTAAAGAAGAATTTACATCTGCTGTTGAAGAGATCAAAGCAATGATAGACGAAAAACTTGGTAACAAAGAAGAAATGAAGGAAGAAGCAAAAGAAGAAGTTAAGGAAGAAAAAGAAGAACTTTCTGCTGTTGCTCCTGAACCTGTAAAACATAATCCTGAAGCTGAAGTTGATAATAAAATGAACTTTAAAATTTCTGAAAACAGAATTAAAACAACTAAAGACAGGGTTTTTGATAAAATTTTTAACAATAATTAATATAAAATAAAATGGCTAATAGTTTAAATAGTTTAACTACTACATATGCTGGAGAGTTTGCGGGTAAATATTTATCTGCTGCTTTATTATCAGCTAACACAATAGACAAAGGCGGAATTGAAGTGAAGCCTAACATAAAGTATAAATCAGTAATGAAAAAAGTAGCAACAGGTGCTGTAATAGCAAATGCAAGTTGTGACTTCACTAAAACTGACGATGCTGTAACAATAACTGAAAGAATCCTACAACCAGAGGAGTTTCAAGTAAACCTTGAATTTTGCAAAAAAGACTTTGCATCTGATTGGGAAGCGGTTCAAATGGGATACTCTGCATTTGATAATATGCCACCACAATTTTCTGATTACATAATCGGACACGTTGCTGGTTTAGTTGCAGAAAAAAACGAGCAGTCAATATGGGAAGGCGTTAACGCTAACGCTGGCGAGTATGATGGCTTGGCTACTTTAGCTTTAGCTGATACTGATGTTCTTGATGTAACTGGAACAACTGTTGATGCTGCTAATGTTGTTGCTGAATTAGGTAAAATTGTTGATGCAATACCTTCTTCACTTTATGGTAAAGAAGATGTACACATTTACATTTCACAAAACATTGCGAGAGCTTATGTTAGAGCATTAGGTGGATTCGCTGCTACTAATAGTGGTGTAAACGCTCAGTCTCATATGTGGTACGGTGATGGCGCACTTTCTTTTGATGGTGTTAAATTATTCGTTGCTAACGGTCTTAATGATAACACTGCAATGGCTGCTCAGAAATCTAACTTATTCTTCGGAACTGGTTTACTTTCTGACATGAACGAAGTGAAATTGATAGACATGGCTGACATTGACGGTTCTCAAAATGTAAGAATTGTTATGAGATATACAGCTGGTGTTCAATACGGAATCGGATCTGATATTGTTCTTTACCACGTTTAAGAAATAAAATAATAATTAGGGAGCTGAAATGCTCCCTTAATTTAAAATTAATAACAAATGGCTTGCGATTTAACACAAGGTAGAAAAGTACCATGTAAAGATGTTATTGGTGGTATTGTTAGAGCTTGGTTCGTTGACTTTGGAGACTTAGGAACGGTAACTAAAACTGACGATGAAATCACTGATTTATCTGGAACATTTACTTGCTACCAATACGATTTAAAAGGAACAAATAGTTTAGAAACTGCTATTACATCTTCAAGAGAAAACGGAACAACCTTTTTCGAAGAAACATTAACATTAACTTTACCTAAGTTGTCTAAAGAAGACAATAAGGAACTTAAGCTTATGGCTTACGGAAGACCTCACATTGCTGTAGAGGACAGAAACGGAAACTTTATGCTTTGCGGATTAGAGCATGGTATGGACGTGACGGGCGGTAGTATAGCTACGGGAACAGCTTTTGCAGACCTTTCAGGTTACTCATTAACACTTACTGGGCAAGAGCTTGAACCGTCTAACTTTATTAGCGGTGGAACTTCTGCTGATCCTTTTGCTGGAATGAGTTCTGCAACTGTTACTGTAACTGTAGGAACTAATAGTTAAAAAAAGACGCGATTAATATAATTGTGTGATTCATAATATATAGTTTGATTGGAGGGGAGGAAGTGATTAGCCTCCCCTTTTTTTATTTAAAAATATGCAAATATTAACTACAAGTGGCACACGAATTATTAACTTTATACCAAGAGAAACAATAACTGGTACTAAAACTTATAAATTAGTGATAAAGTCAGAAGCTCAAAATAAAGTTATATTAACAGACGATGCAGCAACATTTTCTGAACTGGATTACTATTACCAATATTCAACTACTCAAGCATTAGTTGAGAATAATTACTATACTATTACAATCACCAATACAACAGACAACGCAATAATTTTTAAAGACAAGATGTATTGTTCAGACCAAACACTTTCAGACTATGAAATTTCAAACGGTGTTTATATAGAACAAAGCACAGGAAACAATCAATTTGTTTATTATGGATAATTTACACTTAATACAATTAAATCAATACGAAAGACCTACTATTACAGAAGAACGTAATAGAAACTATGTATCAATAGGAGATAATAACGACTATTATCAATGTTTAATTGATGCTTACATGGATAGCACTACAAACAATGCGGTTATTAACGGAATAGTCAACCAGATATATGGCAAAGGATTAGATGCTACTGATTCAGCTGAGAAGCCTGACCAGTATGCACAAATGAAAAGTTTAGTTAAACCTCACGATTTAAGAAATGTTTGTCAAGATCTTAAGTTATTAGGAGAAGCTGCTTTTCAAATTACTTACAATGGTAATAAAATATCAGCAATAACACATTTTCCAAGAGAAACTTTAAGAGCTGAAAAGATGAATGACAAAGGCGAAATAAAAAACTATTTTTATTCTGCTGATTGGTCTAAGGTTCAAAGAAATACTAAACTAAAAAAGTTTCCTGTTTTTGGTAGTGGTGGACAAAATGAAATTTATATCATTAAAAGATATGTTACTGGTTTTTACTACTATTCACCAGCTGACTACAATACAGCTTACGCCACTTTAGAAAACGAAATTGCTTGTTATTTAATTAACGATACTCAAAATGGTTTTAGTGGTACAAAGGTTGTAAACTTCAACAATGGTGTACCAGATAGAGAAAAACAACTTGCTATAAAGAATGATGTAATGTCTAAACTTACAGGAAGTTATGGCGAGAAAGTAATTGTAGCATTTAATAACAATGCAGAAAGTAAAACGACTGTCGAGGATATACCATTAAATGATGCACCAGCTCACTACTCTTATTTAAGTGAAGAATGTTCTAAAAAGATTATGTTAACTCATAGAGTTACTTCTCCATTATTACTTGGCTTATCTTCTGCTAATGGTTTTTCAAGTAATGCTGATGAAATAGAGAACGCTTCAAGGCTTTTTAATAACGTGGTTATACAACCATACCAAAACCTTTTGATTGATTGCTTAGATACAATATTAGCAGTGAATGATATTAGTTTAAATCTTTACTTTAAAACTATTGAGCCACTTGAGTTCATGGATTTAGAGAACGTTGAAGGCGAAGAAGCTATTGAAGAACAAACTGGCATTAAAGAAGAAGAAGAAAACACCGCAGAACTGGAATTAATGGCTTCTAATGCTAAAAAATCTGATTTAGATAAATTTATTGAGTCAGGACAAACAGAAGAGCAATTATCAAACGATTATGATTTAGTACACGAAGCTGACGTTGATTATGATTTAGAAGACGAACTTGATTATGTAGTTAAAGAAATAAATAAAACTACTAAAAAAGAATTTTCTGGAACAGGTAGAGCTTATCCAAATGCAGAAAGTTCTCAAGACGGAACATCAACAAGAGAAGAGGAAGAAGGTGTTGAATTTATAGTTAGATATTCTTACACTACAGCACCACAATCTTCTGCTGCTAATTCAAGAGATTTTTGCAAAGCTATGTTGTCAGCTAATAAACTTTATAGAAAAGAGGATATACTTAGAATGAGTAATACAGCAGTAAATGCAGGATTCGGAGAAGGTGGAAGTGATACTTACTCAATTTGGCTCTACAAGGGCGGAGCGAGATGCTCCCATCGCTGGAACCGTAAACTGTTTTCAAGAAAAGGTGGAAGAAGTTTAGGTGAAGCAGTATCAACAACAAAGGCAATTAAAAGAGGATTTAGACCAGAATCAAACGATAACAAAGTTTCAATAGCACCTAAAAACATGAAGTACGCTGGTTACACTGCTGCTTATTGGAATAAAAAAGGGTATAAGAAATGAGTAAAGCACTATTTGTAACAAGACACGATATATCAGTATTTACTGCTGCTAATGGCAACATCGACAATGACAAGATCTTACCTTATATTAACCAAGCGCAAGATGTTCACATACAAAATTATCTTGGTACTGATTTATATAATAAAATACAAGCTGACATAGTTGGTAGTACTTTGGCTGATCCTTATTTAAGTTTATTAAATGACTATATTAAACCAATGCTACTACATTGGAGCATGGTCGAGTATTTACCTTATGCTGGTGTTAATATTGCTAATGGTGGTATATATACTAAAAACCCTGAAAACAGTACAGCATTAACAAAAGAGCACGTTGACTACTTAATACAAAAGTCAGAAAGTACAGCACAATTTTATACAAGAAGATTTATTGATTATATGCAAAGTGGAGTAGCACCTTCTAACTTTCCAGAATATTACAGTAATACACAAGCGGATATGTATCCAGATGACGTTGCAGAAAATCAAACTTGGGTACTTTAAAATAAAAAAACTATGAGTGACACTTGGGGTAAAGGTTCGGTAAATAACAACATAGGTTGGGGACAAGCTGCTGGTAGTGCAACTAATGACTGGGGTAAATCTCAGAAGGAAAGTTGGGCTGGTCAAACAGATATTGTTGGCATAACTTCTGTATCCATTACTTATTCATCAAGCGCATTTTGTTCTGATGCAAATGATCCTACACCAACCATAAGTAACAACGCTGGTGCTGGAACTTTTAGTTCAACTGCTGGTTTAGTTTTTATTAGTACAACTACAGGTGAAATTGACATTTCTGGTTCAACTGCTGGTAGTTATGTAATTACTTATACAGATACAGATGCTGCTACTGCAACTTTTGATTTAGCTATTAACACAATACCTACTGTGACAGTAAGTGCTTCTGCTGGTACTATTTGCGATGGTGAAAGCACAATATTAACTGCAAGTGGTGCTAATTCTTATACTTGGAGCAATGGCGTAACAGGAGCAAGCATAACAGTTTCACCAAGTACAACAACTTTATTTACTGCAACAGGAACAGATTCTAATGGTTGTACAAGTTCTGGTGCAACTACAATTACTGTAAATGCTCAAGATAGTGCTGCTTTTAGTTATGCTGCAAGTGCTTTCTGTGCTAATGGTACAGACCCAACACCAACAATAACAGGTACTGCTGGCGGTGCTTTTACTTCTACTGCTGGAATAACTTTAAATAGTTCTACTGGTGAAATTGATTTGGATGCTTCTACAGTTGGAACTTATTCAATTACTTATACAACTACAGGAGTTTGTCCAGCTAACCAAAGTACAAACATTACAATTAACGCTGCTGACAATGCTGCTTTTGCTTATTCTGCGAGTAGTTACGAACCAACAGATGCAGACCCAACACCAACTATAACAGGTTTAACAGGCGGAACGTTTAGCGGAACTACTGGTTTAGTAATTAATTCAACTACTGGTGAAATAGATTTAAGTGCTTCTACTGTTGCGAGTCATACTATTACTTATGATACTACTTCAAGTGGTTCAAGTGTTTGCCCAAATACATCTACACAAACAGTAGATATTGCTTTAGCTGGTATTGCTAATAATTACAGTATGAGCTTTGATGGTTCAGATGATTATATAGATGTAGGTGATAATAATAGTTTAAATCCGACATCACAATTAACATTATCTGTTTGGGTTAAAAAAATTGGAAGTGGCACTGGTTCTACTCCTGCTGTTTACTCAAGTAGTAAAAGTTCATCAAATAATGGCGGTTTTTTAATTACTCTTCATCCTACAAGTTCAAGATTTCAATTTTATGTAGACACAACAGGTTCAGGCGGTTGGGTTTCCATACAAAACAATGTTGGTATAGTTACAAACCAATGGTATCATATAGTGTCTACTTGGGATGGTAGCAACATTAAAATGTATGTTGATGGAGTTTTACAAACAAATACAGCAAGTGTTTCACAAATAGTTTATTCTATAGATATAAGTGCAACAATAGGTAAATATGCTACAAGTTATTTCAATGGCTCTATTGACGAAGTAGCAATCTGGGATACAGCTCTAACATCTACACAAGTATCGGAGATATATAACGCAACCTCAGCAGGACTAACTAAAGACTTGTCAACTATTGAACCTTCAAATTTAAAATATTGGAATCGCATGGGCGATTGATAAATTTAAGATATGAGTAACTACTATAATGACCAATGGCGTTTGCCTAACAATGAGAATAAAGACAAGCAGAGTAACTATTCTATGTATATAGATAGCACTCCATACATAAAAAGCTCATTATCTGTAGATGAATTAAATGAAATTACTATTTCTTTATGGTTCAAAACTTCTATAAGTAACCAAAGTGATGGAGTTTTAATTGCTTTTCCAGAAACTACAAGTGCAACAGGTCTTGATATTTCTTTCCAATATTCAAATCCAAATGAAAAAATAAGATTTAACACTTACACACATTCAAGTAATAATAGAGTAGAAGCTAATTTTAATTACAGCGATAATAATTGGCATAATTTAATATGTAGTTATAATGGTTCTGTTCATAATATATATATAGATGGTGTTTTAAAAGCATCTGAATCAGCTTCAGGAACTTTAAAAAATGCTCAAAATGAATTTTTTATTGGTGCGTTTAACACTACATATCCATCATTAAGAGCTGATAATACATTTTATGACCAAGTGGCTGTTTTTAATTACGCTCTTTCTGATGGTGGTGTTTCAGTTGGCCAAACTGCTACTGGTCAAATAGCTACATTATATGGTGGTGGTTCTGCTATAGGAAACCCAATGTCGCTAAGTCCAGCTCCTGTTGCTTACTATCCTTTAGGCGACCAAGATGCGTTTAACGGAGCAGATTATTTAGTGCCTAATAGTTCTTTGAAAGATTATGTTTTTGATTTTAACGGTAGTAGTAACGTAGTTGATACTGGAACTGGTTTAACAATTACAAGAGATTTAACGCTTTCAGGTTGGGTTAAATTTACATCAACCAGCTCAGGTGGTAGCACTGTTATTTCTAAACACATAACCGCTTACGGTCAACCCTATTATACTTATCGCTTGTATATTGAGAGTAATAAAGCTAAGTTTAGAATAGGAATAAGCACAGCAACTTTTATAACAGGAACTACAGATATAAATGATGGTAACTGGCATCATATACTTAGCACTTATGATGGTAGTAATATTAATTTATATGTTGATGGAGTTTCTGACGCTACTGCTGTAGCAGTTTCTGGTAATTTAAATACTGCTGTTAAAAAAACAACAATAGGTAATGTTATAAGTGGAGATACAAACGCTTTATTTACAAACACTGTATTTAACGGTGAACTTTCTAACGTTCAAATATTCAACACAGCACTACCAGCAACAGGTTCTAACTCAATAGAAACTCTTTACAATAATGGTTCACCACTTACTTCAATGTCAGGATTTACTTCTTTACAAGGTTGGTGGAAATTAGATGCTTCTGCTACTTATGATGGTTCTGATTGGACTATCCCTGATGACAGTTCTAATTCTAACGATGGCACAAGCTCAGGAATGACACAATCAGCATTACAACAGTCAGATTTATCTTTCAAAACTTCTTATTCACCCTACGCTTTAGATTTTGATTCTGGTAGTGGTGATTATTTACAAGTTCCTAATACTACAGATTTTGATTTTGGAACAGGAGATTTTACTTGGTCACTATGGATAAATTATGAAACACACGTTAATTATTCAGGTTTATTATATACTGGAATTTCTAATACTACATATAGATTAAAATTTCAAACATCTGGACAAATATTATTTATGCAAAATGCTGACGGAGATTCTCAAGTTGCTGATTTAGGAACTAATATTACTGGCACAGGTTGGCATCATTTATGCCTTGTAAGAAGTTCTGGAACAATAACTACTTATTTAGATGGTTCTCCTGTTGACACAGATTCAAGAGCGGGCAACGTTAACTCTAATGGTAATGATTTACTAATTGGAAAAAATGGAAGTAGTAGTTATTTTAATGGTAAACTGTCAAATATTTCAATATGGAACGCTGGTTTAACATCTTCACAAGTAAAAGAAATTTATAGTGAAGGTGTACCACAAAACTTAAACAACCATAGTGCCTATTCAAACTTAGTAAGCTGGTGGCAGTTAGGTTCTAATAGTTCTTTTAATACTAATTGGACTGTACTTGATGAAAAAGGTAGTAACAATGGAACGTCTGTAAATATGATAGAATCGGACATCGTAGACGGAGTAAATTCTTACGCTAATGGTTTGAGTTCTGGAATGGGTGGCGATGAAGTAATAGGTGATGCACCTTACAGCAGTAGCAACTCGCTTAGTGTCAATATGGATGTAGAAGATAGAACAACAGACACACCAAGTTAAATAATATTAAATAAATAAAAATGAATAATAGAACATACATAATTTGTGATTTATCAGACAGTAACCTTGTGTTATTTTCACAAGTAAACCAAAGCTCTGCGCAATCTGTAAGAAGGAATTTAGCTAATACTGAAATGGTTTTAAGTTACCAAGTAGAACCAAGTTTTATAACTGATGGAACTTTAACACCTTTAGGAGTATATACTCACGAAGAAATTTTAGTTATTTTAGCTGGCAGCGATTGGAGTGAACCAATGCCAGAATAATGAATTGCTTAAAAAGTATAAAGATGGATGATCACAGTATATTGATGGCTGTAACTGCTTTAATATCCGCAATAGGCTTAAAAGAGGTTTGGAGTATATTTAAACAAAAGATTGATATTAACGCAAAGAAAGAAGAAAGAAGCGACAGTATGTATGCTCAACAAGTTGCAGTTTTAAGTAATAAGATACAACAGCTTGAAACAAAGATTGAATTATTAATTGAGGAAAATATACAGTTAAGAGTTAAAGTTGTGAAGATGGAAGCACGTTTAATTACGAGTGCTAAGAAAAAAGTAAATAAAAGAAAAGATGAGAAAAGTAAATAAGATTGTAATACATTGTACTGCTACCAAAGAAGGGCAGAACGTAAGTCCAGCTACTATAAAGAAGTGGCATTTAAACAGGGGTTTTTCGGACATTGGCTACCATTACATAATTTCTATTGAAGGAAAAATTAATTCTGGTAGACCAGTTTCTAAGATTGGTGCGCACGTTAAGAACGGTAATAGCGATAGCATTGGCCTTGCTTACGTTGGTGGTTTAGATTCTAATGGTAAAGCAAAAGACACAAGAACAGAAGCTCAAAAAGCATCATTAATTAAAATACTAAAAGTTTTAAAAAACATTTATCCTAAAGCGAGTATTCATGGACATAGAGACTATTCACCTGACAAAGATGGCGATGGTGTAGAGGAACATGAGTTTATGAAGCAGTGTCCTTGTTTTTCAGCTGAGGAAGAATATTTAGATTTACAACCAAAATCATTTAAACCAAAAACTAAAAAAGCAAAAGAAAAACTAAATGGAAAAAAACAATCAAACTAACTTAGAAGACTTAATTAAAAGAATGGAAAACGTTCCAGTTCCAGAAAGAACTTGTAACATAGATGACGAAACTTGTGAAAGTTGTAGCGGATGAAGAAACTGCAAGACACTAAAATAGGGCAATTACTAAAAGAAAAAGCACCACAAGTTTTTGAGGTAGCAAAGAATCTTTTACCAGACAAAGGCTTGTTAGGAGTTGTTAAAAATTTAGTTAGTCAATCAGATTTATCGCAAGAAGATAAAGAACAAATACACAAGCAGCTTGTAGAATTTTACGAGTTAGAGGTAAAAGACAGAGACAGCGCAAGAGATAGAGAAGTTAAAATGGCTGAGGCTGGTGCTAATGACTGGATGATGAACGTTACAGGCATCATTGGTTTATCTTGTTTTGTTTTTATTATTTACTCGGTTGTGTATATACCACAAGTTTTAGACAATGAATTGTTTATACATTTAATGGGTATGGTAGAAGGTGTGGTCATTGGAAATATCTTTGCTTTTTACTACGGAACAAGTTCTAAAAAGTAATTTATAATTTTTTTTTATATATTTAACAAAAAACTGTTAAATGAAATCACATAATAAAAGGTGGAGAGAGAAGGGTTCTAACCCAAAATACCGTTTAAATACAGACGAAGCTCAGATTATAAACGATTACAGAAGGTTAAAGCAAGAAGCACAAGCAGAAGGTTTAAATCCTAATGACATTCACAGCGGGTGGATCAAAAACAAAAAAGCCAGTTTATATTTTAAAAACCCAAATTTTAAGAAAAACGATTTAAAGGAGTTTAAGCAACAGTTATTAAACGACTTAAAAGAATATTCACCAAACTTTCAAAAGGTTGTTAAACCTAAAGTAAAGGATGGCCATTGCTTGTTAATATCACCAGCTGATATACATATTGGTAAATTATGTAAAAGTTTTGTAAGTGGTGAAGAGTATAACAAACAAATAGCAGTACAAAGAACATTAGAAGCTATTGACGGTATATTACAAAAGAGTAACGGTTTTAACATAGATAAATTAATACTTTGTATTGGTAACGATGTAATGCACATTGACACACCAAGCGGTGGTAAAACTACAAGAGGAACGGTTCAGGATGTTGACGGTATGTTTTTTGAACATTTTCATATAGCAAAAAGATTATATATAAATATTATTGAAACCTTAGTTAGTTTCTATCCTGATCTTCATGTAGTTTACAATAGCAGTAACCACGATTACTTAACAGGATTTTGTTTAGCTGATACAATAGCAACTTACTTTAGAAATAGTAAAAACATAACTTTTGATATTAGTTTACAGCATAGAAAGTATTATACTTATTATGATAATTTAATAGGCTCAACACATGGCGATGGTGCTAAGTGGGACTTATTACCGTTATTAATGGCTGATGAATGTTCTGAATGGAGTAAAACAAAATATAGATATATGTTTACTCACCATGTTCATCATAAAATGAGTAATAAAGATTTAGTTGGATGCACTTTAGAAAGTTTTAGAAGTCCATCACCAGCAGACAGTTGGCATCATAAAATGGGTTATACTTCATCTAATAACCAAGCAATTGAAGGGTTTGTATTTTCAAAACATAATGGCCAAGTAGCCAGAATTACACATTTATTTTAGAATTAACATTTCTTTGTTAATAAAGTTTTTGTGGTGTTTTGTAATATGTATTATAATTATATATATATTTACAAACATAAACTTAAACAAATGGATATATTTAATAAAACGCAAATCTTTAACGACTTAGAAGAACTAAGTCAGTTAGCAAATAAAATAGATAAACAAAACGAAGAATTAATTAACTATATAAATAACAAATAATTATGAGTAGAGAAATATCATATACAACGAGAACCTTTTATGTGCCAGCAAATAAAATAGATACGCTGGTAGAATTTCAAGGTAAATGCAAAGAGAACGGACACAGGTCTTATTCTGAGGTATTACTAAGTTTAATGGAGCAATACAACAAGTCATGATACATTATCCGCACCCTCACAACGAACAGCACCATAATGACAATATAGCTCATTGGTGGGCTTATGAAACTAACAAGTATTTACAAGATAGATTAAGAAACTTAGTTGTAAGAGCTAACTGGAATAAAAGAATTATTTGTCAAATAAGATTATCAAACAATGACTTAGAAATACATAGACATAGGTTTGATGGTTACATTTCACAATTAGACAACATTGCAAAACAATTAAAAACTATTGCGGTGCAATACAATGAACAAAGAATAAATAAATTAAAAACTATATTTACAAAAATTAAAAACTATGAAAATTAAAGAAATAGCACAGAAATATAAATTATCAAAAGATGACTTTTGGGAATTAAAAAGAGGAACAAGATCAATGTGGATTATTACACATGATGCTTGTGAAAAGATAGCAGCTCAAGAAAACATACAATTCGGCGCACCTACAATATATAGAGACAGCAACCAAGATGTAGCTATAGTAGGAGATGCAAAAAGAGGTAATAAAATTATCTGGTCAACTGGTGAAGCTGGTCCTAAGAACTGCAAAGCTCCTTACCCTTTTGCAATGGCTGAGAAACGATTAAAAGATAGATTAGTATTAAAATTAATTAACGCTTACGAATATGGTATTTATTCAGATTCTGAAGCAGATAACTTTAAAAAACAATGATAGAGACAAACGTTTTAGAGGTGATACAAGTGGTCTTGCTTTGCCTCACATTAGGGTTTTTAATCGGAACTCATTTAAATAAAAAATAAATTAAACTATATATTATGAAAAAGAATCACTTAAGTTACTCGGCATTGTGCCAGTTTAAAAAGTCACCAAATCACTTATTAGCTTATTGGAATAAAGAAACAAAAACAACTGATGCAATGCAGTTTGGTACAATAATACATAAGATGTTATTAGAACCAGAAACATTTGCTGATGAGTTTGCGATCTTTGAAGGTGCAAGAAGAGCTGGTAAACAATGGGTTGAGTTTAAAGAACAGAACGAAGGTAAAACACTAATTAAGCAACAAGAGTTAGACGATGCTAATAAAATAATTAACAACGCAATGTTGCATCCAGTACTAACTGAAATGATGCAGAATAAAATACAATCTGAAGTTAAATTAGAATGGCAACATAAAGATGTTAATTTTAAGGGCTTTGCGGACCTTGTAACAACGTTTAACGGCAAGTATTGCATTGTAGATATAAAAACTACTAATGATGCTGGTAGACGTTTTGAGCGTGACTTGTATTACAATGATTATAAAATGCAGTTAGCAATGTATCATGACCAATACGACAAAGATACAGATGCTTATATTGTAGCAATAGAAACTACTACACCATTTAATGTTCAGATATATAAATTAGATGATAGTTTATTATTTAAAGGTTGGATGGATTACGACCATTACACTGATAAGTTTTTAGAATGGGATGGTAAGCCACAAGGATACTCAAATAGTATAGTAGAAGTAAAAACAGAAACAGAAGAAATATGAAAAAACTTGCAATAATAGGCGGATTAAGCTTGATGACTGCTGGCACTACAAGTATAGTCTGGCACAAACAAAACTTAAATTTAAATCCTAATACATTTGCAATAGCTACAGGAGGGTTTTTTGTAGCTGTAGGAATTACCTACAAATTTTAAAAATCAAAAATAAATATAATGAATAACAACAATAATATACAAATAAATGAAACTACTGATTATAGTAGATTTAAATTTTTACATGGTAATAGAAATGTGAATAAAAACCATGTACAAAGATTGAAAAACTCAATGACTAAAAATTACTTACACACTGTAATAACGGTAAACCAAAACTATGAGGTTATAGATGGTCAACATAGATTAACAGCTTGCTCAGAACTTGGGTTGCCTGTTAAATATGTCATGCTTAAAAACTATGGCTTAAAAGAGGTACAAACTTTAAATGCAATGACATCAAATTGGACTACAGGTCAATATTTAGATTCATATTGCACTAAAGGTTATCAAGATTATATTGATTATAAAAGGTTTAAACTAAAATATAATTTATCACATAGGGAAAATATATTATTATTATGTTCACCTGATATTAGAACGCATGAAGAAAAGTTTAAAGACGGTTCTTTTAAAGTAATTAATTATAAAAAAGCGTGCTATTATGGGGATGAATTATCAAAAGTTGCTGAATTTTATAAAGGATATAATAGAAGGTATTTTGTAAGAGCTATATATTTTTTATTAAATAAGCCTGAGTTTTCTATGGATGAGTTTTTGCAAAAACTAACATTTCAAAGAACAGCACTTGTTGACTGCGTAAATAGAGATTCTTATTTATCTTTAATTGAAGAAATATACAATTATAAAAGAAGAATGAAAATTAATTTAAAATACTAAATAATAAACAATAAAAACAAATAACAATGAATAAAAAAGAAGAAACAATATACTGCGGAAGCGGTAAAGTTATGAATGACAAATGGTTAAAAGTGACTATTAATCCAACTAAAATCGCTGATCACATTCAAGAGTTTAATGGTAATAAGTTTATCAAATTAAATATTAATATAAAAGATGAGCCAGATCAGTACGACAAAAATGTAAGTATTAGTGTTGATACTTGGAAGCCAGATGCAGAAGCACCAAGAGCTGCTGTAAAAGAAACTTCAAATGACTTACCCTTTTAAATACCATGAAGGAATCAAAAGTCTTGAAAGCATTGGGTTTGACTTCGTCAGATATACAAAATTTATTGATGAGCGGAGTATCAATGCCAGAAATAGCAAAGAGGTATAAAATTAGTTATATCTCTTTAGTTCAGGCATATAAAATCCAAAAGAAAGATTTCAAGTATATTGATTTTGTACAACCTAAAAAAGAAGTGGAGGACATTAAAAAGGTGTCCTTCACCTTTGACAAACTATATACAGAAGAATCACTAAACGAAGATGAGCTGATTGCTTATTATAAGTATGAAGCAAAACACAAATCATATTATGAATAAAGAAATCGCAAAAGAATTAAATGCTAAAGCTAATCACATAGCTAAATTATATTCAAAGAAAGATAGAGAAGGAAACTATAATAATGAAGATTTCAAAGTAAAAGAAGCAATACCAACTTCGGATCACACCGCAACTGTTATAATGGAAAAGAACACAGGAAAGTTAGCTGCTTATTTTTTTTACTATATTAATCGCGGAAAAAGCAAAGGCTGGAAATATTTTGTACCAACTGATTCACATATAACTGGTATGAGAGCTTTTGAATATTATAAATTACAATGTGAACGATCAAACTATAAAAAAAATTTTTAAATTATATATTATGAAACTAACAAAAAGAAAAGGTTTTAATTTTTTTAGAAGTTATTACGATGTTTATAACGAATTAGAAAAAGATAAAGACAAATTACAATTTATTGAAGCGTTACTTAACAGGCAGTTCTTAGGTGTAAAACCTACTAATTTAAAAGGCATGGCTAAGTTTGCTTATATAAGTCAGACTAATAGTATTGATAGCCAAGTTAAAGGTTATGAGACTAAGACTGGCAATGCCCTATCACAAGACCCTAAGCAAGGGGGTAAGCATGGACCTAAGCAAACCCCTAAGCTACAAGTAGAAGTAGAAGAGAAAGTAGAAGGGAAAGAGAAAGAGAAAGGTGTTAAGTTTAAAGACCCTTACCTAACTACAACATTTATAAAATGATAGTTAACAAAGAAGATAACTTAAAATACTTATACGCTTTTAAGGAAGGTAAGATTAAACGTGGTTTAGAAATTGGTAACGAGTTTGACAAGTGGTATGTTCACAAGCGTGGCAGCTTTACAGTAATTGTTGGCTTAGATAATGTTGGTAAAACTTTTTTTATGTTATGGTATTTTTTATGCTTAAGTATTAAACATAATGTAAAGTGGTGCATTTGGTCTGGTGAAAATAGTTCTGGACAATTAACAAGAGATTTAATTCAAATGTATGCACAATGTAAATTAAGTGAGTTAAGTAAAACTAAAATTGATGAATACAACAATAAGATTTCAGAGTGGTTTACTTTTGTAAGTAATAAAAAAATGTACAATCATAAAGACTTATTAAAAATATTTAAGCAAAGTAATTGCGATTCATTTGCGCTTGATCCTTTTACAGGTTTAAACCATGATAGAAGAGTTAATCAATATGAACGTAATTATTTAATATGTAATGACATAAGAGACTTTTGCAATACTACAGGTAAATCAATTTATGTAATGACACATCCAATGACAGAATCTGCAAGAAGAGTATTTCCACCCAACCATGAATATGCTGGTTATATACAACCACCAAGAAAATCTGATGTTGAAGGTGGTCAAGTGTTTGCGAATAGATGCGATTCTTTTCTTTCGATACATAGGTTTATTAATTCACCTGAAAGCTGGATGATGACACAAGTAAGAGTAGAGAAAATAAAAGACAAAGAAACTGGAGGAACACCAACTCTTGATAAACCACTATGTTTTGATTACAATGGTGGACTTGGTTTTACAATTGGTGGTAATAATGTACTAAAACAAAAACAATGAAGATATTAAATTTATATGCTTGTTTAGGTGGTAACCGATACAAGTGGGATGAAGTTACAGATATAGAAGTAACTGCTGTTGAATTAGACCCAGAGGCAGCAAGATTGTACCAAGAGAGGTTTCCAAATGATAAAGTAATAGTAGCAGATGCTCACCAATATTTGTTAGACAATTATAAGGAATTTGATTTTATTTGGAGTAGTCCACCTTGTCCAACACATAGCAGAATGAATTTATCTAATGTTAATAAAATAAAATTAAGCTATCCAGATATGAAACTGTATCAAGAGGTGATATTTTTAAAACAGTTTTTTAAAGGCAAATATTGTGTCGAAAATGTTGTGCCATATTATGAGCCGCTAATACCATCAAATAAAAGAGGCAGACATTTATATTGGACTAATTATAACTTGCCTAATAATTTAGGTGAAAGAAAAAGTGTTGACTGGTCAAGAATAAAAAATGAAATAGATGCTTGGTCTAAATTTCACAATTATGATTTTAGAAAATACAAAGGCGAACAAGCAAGAAGAAAAATAGCAAGAAACTTAGTAGACTATGAAGCTGGTAAAACAATATTAGAAACAGCAGTAGGAATAGTAAGAAAACAAAATGTAAACCAAACAGAATTATTTTAAAACAAAAACAATGAAATACAAATACGAAAACATAGAAGAGTTTACAGGATTTAAAAGCTGGACTGATAAAAGAAAAATAGATACACTTTTAGAAATAGATTGCAGTTTGTATGCACATCTTGGAACAGATTCTACTAAAGCAGAGAAAGAAGAAGTAAAAAGAAAAAGTATAGAGATATACAGAACTATTAAAAAGATAGATAAAGAATTAGGAGATGAGTTTTTATTAACCATGAACTTAAAACAATGACAGATTTAGATTATACAATTACAAAGAACAAATTAGAAATATTACTTTTAAAGGCACAAGAAGGTTTAAAGGTGGGTAAGGTAACACAAAGTAAATTGGATGCAGTAGAAACGCTACAAAGTAGCTTAAAATGCATTATAGAACTAAGAAGCACAATTGATGAAATGAAAAACAAACAAACGTTGTTAACAATGCAAAATGTAAAAGCATATCAAGAAACTGCAGAACTTAAGAAAAAATTTAATACATTTAAAAAATGAACGGATTATTAGCATTAATTATTACAACACATTTAATCAGTTTTATAGCTGGATCAGTTGTAACATATTTTTTTTATAATGAATAAAAAAAGGTCTTTAAATGAATACAGACAAACAAAGGACTCGTATTATATTAACCATGATACTCCTGTTGAATATAGTATTAATTTTTTGTGTAGGTTATATACTAATGACGCTGAACTTGGAGCAATAATTAGAAAACATTTTCAAAAGTTATGAGTTTAAATGCAAATCAAAAAGGTAAAAGGTTCGAGCTAAAAATTGCAAAAGATTTAGCAAAGAAGTTTGACACAAATATAAGAAGAACACCAAACTCAGGTGGATTAAGTATTAAAGGAGATATTCTAACAACAAGTGGCATACTATCTGAGTATAGTTGGGAATGTAAAAATCAAGAGAAGCTCAATATCTGGAAAGCACTGGAACAAAGTAAAAACGATGCTCTTGGTACTATGAAAAGCCCTGTGGTTGTGTTTACTAAAAACTTTGAAGACGATTACATTGCTTTAAAATACGATGATTTTGTAAATATACTTCTTGAATTAAATGAGTACAGAAGTAAATAATATATTGCACCTTTTGGTAAGAGATGAAAAAACTTGGCTAAGTATGGCCGAAGAAATAAGCAGCAATAGTAAAATACCAGCAAAAGATTTATTACACGACTTTTATATTGCTTTACATAGTAAAATTGATAGTAAAAAAGTAAAAATTAATGATATTCTATATAACGATTCTTTAAATAAAGCGTTTATATATAAGATGATGCACAATATATTCATTGATACAATAAGAGTAGACAAAGATATACTAATAGAAAAAGATTTAAAAAACATAGTAGAA